AATTGGACGCTCTTTGGCATCCTTGTTGTCCCATAGTAACTTGAATGTATCTGGGCTGATCACTACATCTGAGTCTACCCATAGTAGCCATTCGTAATCAGTCTTGTCATACCAGTATTCAATTACTGTCTGTCGTTGTCTTGCTATCTGATTGCCTTGGCTTCGTAGAGAGGCGTTGAATTTAATACCAGACTTTAGTAATACATCTGTAACACCTTGCATAAACTTGCCATCGACCATACCATTATCGCACCAGGCGATTGCTACTGATTCTTGCATTGTCCCCACCTTTGTTATCTACTCTTTGCGGTTTTTTTAGCGATTGCTTTAGGTTGCTTTACAAACTGCTTACCCTTTGCGTTACCTTTTGCTTTAGCACGATTGGTTGCTGCTTTCTCTGCAGGTGTCAAAGATGCCCACGCTGCCTCTGGCAGATACCGCTTCTTGCCTTTAGATGGCTTGCCGTCAGATGTCTTCCACTTCTGTTCAGTCCACTTCTTAAGTGACTGCTGTGATTTAGCAAGTGCCATTACTTATAACCTCCGCCTGCCTTTTTGTATTCCGTAGCAAGTAATTGAGCCTTACGAGCAGACCATTCTCCAGGGTCTCCGCCCTTAGAACCAGCCTTAATCTTCTTAAATAAAGATGCTCGCATAGTTGGCTTAGTGTAATTGCCAGCAGCGTTTACTTTAGACTTTGCTTTTTTCTTGGCTACCACTTTACTTTATCCGCCCAATATGCTGCAGACATTTTGCCCTTGGCAATGTTCTTTGCGTGACGTGCTTTAAATGAAGCCTGTCTAGGAGTTGGCTTCCTGTCACCAGTTACGCCTTGTTGTCCAAAACGGATAGTCTTTACTTTGCTACCTTCTTTGGCTACAACCACGTGTGACTTCTTAGGATGGCTAGGGGTGCGCTTAGGCTTGTTGAAGCCTGACACCCCTGCTCTCTTTAATCTTGGGTCTTGCATTATTTAAGATTAGTTTCCGTAAGTAAAGTTTGACTTTGGCTTAGGTGTGGTTGGACCACCATAAGTGAAGTTTGACTTTGCTGGACCAGGTGAAGCCTTTGGCTTGTAGATAGCATTCTGGAAGCGTGTCTCACCGTATAGACGGCGAACTGCTTCTACATACTCTGCTTGCTTCTTGGTCGCAGGTGTTGTTCCAGCAGCAACTGGATTCTTTCCTGCCTTAGACAAAGCCTTTGTCATGCCTTCTTTTTTAACCTTATCAATTGTTTCCTGAGAAACTTTGATCTTCATATTGTAATGTGCTTTAGGGTCTTTTGAGTTTTTCATTTCTTGCCTTTCTTGGTGGTTTTGATTTGATTTCCTGTTTTGTTATCATAACGGCGGCCTTGAATCAAAGCACCTAGCATTTGTCCAAATTGCTCATCTTGATTATTACGTGCAGCATTTGCTTGACCTTGGTAATACTCGCGACCCTTACCACCACTAGCAATATCGTTTGGTGGATAGGTGCTGCCTTTATAGGAATTTTCCGAAGTCTTCTTTCTAGCCTTATTGAAGTCTTTGGCTTCCTTCATTAAATTATCTAGGTAGCCCACTTACTTCTTCTTGCCCATCTTCTTCATAGGCTTCTTAATCATTTTCTTACCAGTTTTTTTGGCTTCTTTCTTTGCCATAGCCATACCCTTTGGTGTGTATGCAAATTCTTTCATTCCAACTTTTGGCATTATATTTGTCCAATCTCTTTGAGAACTTCTACGGATTTTTTGTTTATATCTTTTGCTTTAGGCATAGTCTCTGAGTTATAGGCTTTACCTAAAGTCTCTGAGGCTACGTGTGCTTCACGAATGTGACGCATACTGGTTCCTGCTGGTTGCATTCCCTGATCCCTAGCATCTCTGTAGGCTTGCAGTTCTGCATTCCATTTTTTATCTGGTATATCTCTCTTTGCATCTCCTGCGTTCATCTGCAGCGTTCCCGCTTTACATCCGAAGCAAGTCTCATCATAGACTGGATGGTATTCCCAGTGTTTCATGTTGTCCCCTTATGCTGCTGTGAAGTTTGCTTCCACGACTCCTATGTTGGCTGCAATCAATGCTGCTTTAGTTGCATCATTAACTATATGCTTGTGCCCTCCAATATAGAACTCTTCGTATGTTTCTACGCTTGGGTCTAATGGATAACGATTAATTCTATATGTTCCATTTTGCTTTACTACGGTAGTTCCAACATTTCTCTTATAGAAATAGAATAAACGTCCACCACCAGAAGGTCCTTCTTGGACATTAGGTGTAGTAAAAATATAATCTGCCATTAGTTCTCCTTAGTGAACTCAATGTTAAGCAGTAAGCCGTGTTCGCCGTTCTTACTGCTCAACCTTCAATCAACTAAGCGATTGATGAACCTGATTCGATTCGGTATAGTGCTTCTTCGCGGTAGCGAGCAAAGCCTAGAACGCCATACCAACCCATTGGGCGGTGACGCATTAAGCGATCTACTACTGGTCCGATTACTACATGTGGCTCTTCAGCAACTGCTTCTGCAAGTGCTTGTTGGCCAGCAATGATTGTGCGGTAAACGCGTGCAGATGAAGAACCATCTGTTGTGTTGTAAAGGCGTGGAGACTCTACGAAGTATGCGCCTTCGTATGTTCCGATTTCTCCTGCCCAGATACGGTCTTGTGAAGAACCATATTGGTTAGGAAGCAACCAACCTGCTGAACCTGTTTCTGCACGAAGATCGTGTGAAACTTCTGGGTGAATACCAGTCCAGTATAGTGAGCCCTTACGGCCTACTGCCTTACCAGCGCGCAACTTCGCAACAGCCTTGCGGATGTTAGCAGAAGATAGTGTTGCAGCAGCAGTAACTGTTGCTGTTGATGTTGCTGTTGAACCTGAGTAGATTACGTTTGAACCACCGCGAAGAGTTGTCATCGCGACTGAGTCAATTGAGTCTGCTAGGTTGAAAGCAATGATGTTAGCAATCGCTGGGTCTACGTCAGCAAGGCTGAATAGTTCCAAAGCGCGTGTAACAAGAACTGAGTTACCATACTCTGCAAGAGTGATGGTTACTGATGTTGGTGTAGACATTGCTACTGAATCAACATCATCATTTTCAGTTAGTGCTGTTGTTGCTGTTGATAGGTCAACGTAGCGTTGTAGAACAACTGTTGAACCTGGGATTGCTTGACGTGCTGGACGCTTATCTGCGACTGAACGAATGAGTGGTTCAGAACGGAGAGCGAATTCTAGAAGACGATCATACGCCTTCTGAACTAGACCAGCAGCACCTGCTGTTCCTCCAAGTGAAGAAGAACCAGTAGTTGTGTAGTTTACTGTAGCCATTTCGTCACCTCCAAGTGACTATGAACGGAATTATTGTGAGCGAAGGACATCGAGTAATGCATCCATTGAATCTGCATTGTCGATGCGAAGATTTAGATCTTCCGCTCTGTCAGGGGTATAAGCATTTGTAGTGATAGCATCTTGCTGACGCAAGGCTGCACGGTCATTTTCATTTGCTTGTTGCTCTGGTGCATCTACTTTAATTCCAAATAGTTCAGCGTTGTCGTCAAGCCAGTGGTTAACTGATTCTTCACTTACATCGTCGATATCTTTTAGAATTAAACGTGCTGCCTTAGCATTTACGCCCTTTTTTTCTAGGACTTCTTTGACTGTTCGCTCACGCTGCACCTTGGATAAACCCTCAAGTTGCTCAGTGAGTTCTTTGATACGCTTTTCATCTGCACGCTTGGCTTTACGTAACTTTTTAAGTAAGTCACTGCCGTCCAATTGCACATCATTGTCGGTATCTAGTTCGTCTTCGTCTTCATCCCAGTAGTTGTTGCTCATAGCAACCCACCCTTCTATTCGTTGTAGTCGCAAGCCTCAAATTCATTCGGGGAAATGGTTTGGCTCTTGCTATCGGTCTAATACACCGCATGGGGCCGATAGGTCCATGTCGGGAATCTATTTAGTTAGAAGCCTTTTGGCTTCTTGAAAGATACGGCTGAGGTTCCTGATTCGCCGCTAAAGTTCGCACTCTCTCTAGCAATCAATCTTTCTAACTTGCGCTTCTCAGAAGCAAGTCCAAGTATGTTGGCCTTCTCTGCTTCTACCTGTCCATATTGCTCTAATTGACCACCGTAGATAGAACTGAGTTTCTCAGCACCTGGAAGTTGGCTAGCAATCTTTTCGTAGTCTGCTCTTGTTTGGGCTATGGTATCACCAGTAGCCTTGATGGCCTCTGTTCCAATAGTTCCAGTAGTCAAGTTGCTATAACGATTAGACTTGATAGTTTCTGCAGCCATTGAGGCATTGAGACCTTGAGCAAGTGCTGCTCCACCAATTTCGGCTGATTGAACCTTACGTTCCATAACAGCCAATTGATTCTTAGGATCTAGCATCATTGCTACTAAATCTGAGGTATCAAGTTGTGGGAAGAATTCACGCCAAGCATTTAATATGGATTGATCAGCATTAAGAATTCTATCGTAGGCTAGCGATACACGCTTTCCTGCTTGAACAACATCAACGTTGTTTCCGATTAAAGTAGCGTATTGGGCTGGGTTTTCAAAGGTTGATAAAGCATAGTTTTTAAATATCTGAGAATATCCACGTTCCATCTCAAGATATGTTTTCTCATCTACAGCGCCGAAACCATTTTTAATTCTTGCTTGGTTGCCAGCGAAGCGTTGGTTGTAATCTACATTGTATCGTGGGTCATAGCGCAATAGATTCATTGCATCTTCGCTTGAAATGCCAGGATAATCTTTGCGAATCTTTGTCCAAGTCGAAGCAAAGTTTTGGATGTTGTAGACTTTCATAGTCTCCATCATCGCATTATACAATGCTTCTTCTGCTGAAGTTAAAGGTGCTACTGCCTCATCTTTCCGAAGAGGCACAGCAGATGCTGCAGGTGTTGCAGGAGCAACAGTGCCAGTTGGTCTTGTTCCAGGAACTATCTTACCAGCAGGGTCTACATATACGCCAAACAGTCTTTCTTCTGTAGGGGTAAGTTCAGGTGTCTGTCCTGGCACAGGGTTTGAAGTAGAACCAAATTGTGCTCTTTGATAATCAGTTGCTCTCTGGAAAGCATCAATGTATTCAGCCATTTACACAGGTCCTATTCCGAAAGTTTTCATCATTGTCTTAAAATCATTAAGTTGTTGAGATCTATATCCTGGAGTCTTTTCAATTCCCTCAGAGTTATAAATTGTTCTTAGGACATCATCTTGACTTGGGATGCTTGTTCCGCTAGCAATCTTAGTAAGGAAAGACTGTGGGACCTGGCTTGCTTTGACGCCAAATACTTGAGCATAAGAGTTGATTGGGGCATCTAATAAATCGGATACTGATTGCCCGTTCTTAATACCTTCTGCAATAGCAGGATAGTATTGAGTTGCTTTCATCTGGATATTTTGCAGCACATTATTAAAGGCTTGTTCGCTGCGAGACGCAGCAATTGCATCCCTATAAACCCTTTTCTCATCTATTGGGAGATAGTTCTGAGTATAGGCATTTCTAAGTTTAGTAATAGTCATACCAAATGCACCCTCAGTGATGGGGTTTGTGTTGGCGTCTCCATCTGCAAGGGTGGTAGAAATTAAAGTGTTTGCCTTCTTGGTAACATACTTTCTAAATATCTGTTCAGATAAAACAGGGTCAAGTCTATTGGCTCCACCTGCTGCTTGTTGGGCTTTAATCATTTCTGTAGAATAAGCCTTAGCAGTCTTTTTATCTGCTGGCTCATCAAACAGGTCCAAAAACTTATTGTTTAAGTCAAGTTCCAAGGCTCCTGGGTTAGATAAGGCTATTGGCTTTGCAGTTGTTGTTACCTTACCAAAATACTGATTACCTAGTGCAGGATTATTATTGAATATTGCAATACTATCAGTATAAGATGCTGTTCCAGCCTTGTCGCTGTGAGCCATAATTTTTAATAAAGCATCGTAATCTTGTCTTCTAAAAGTTACAGCATTACCCTGCTTGGCAATATATTCTCTGGTTGGTGCTTCACCTTTACCATAGAGGCCAGGAATTAATCCCATTTGAAACAGAAGATTTGCTCTTTCAGCATTGCTTAAGGTAGCATATGTTTTATATGGGTCTACTATAGAGTATTTAACCTTAGTAAATGCATCTCCAGTTTTTACTTCAGTTCCAATAGGAATACCGCTAGCACTACGTTCGCTACTGGCAACTTCAGGGGCTTCAGCATTAAGTGCATCTTCGCTTGGAGTTAAACCAGAATCTTTTTTTCCTTCAGTTTTCTTTTTGACGGGCTTCTTAGGGTTTAGTTTAGACTCAATATAACTGCCTGCTGGACCTAGAACAATATCTTTAATCGCCATTGTTGCTTAGCCCTCCAATTCTCTCTTAAAGTATGCGTAAAATATTTTTTGGAAATCTGGATTACGTTCAATGATCTTTCCTGCTTGTTCAGCAAGGAATGCTCGTTGTGGTTCTGAAGCGGCGTTATTCAATGAATCAAGATTAACTTTTTTAAGTTCTTCTAAAACCTTATCGCGTAGATACATATAATCTCTTAGGCCAGTTACTGCATCAGAATCAGCCAAGGTCTCGTCTTGAGTAGCAGCGCGAAGTTGTCTCTCCCAAATAGTTTTTTTGCCTGTAGGGACATCAAAGGACAAGTCTCTTTGGCCATACATCTTTGTGATTGATGTCTTTGCTTCATCGAGTTGGTCGCTATTCCAACCTTCTGCAGCAGAACGTGTGTTTAATCTATCAAGAGCAGCATAGTAGCGAATCTGGGTAGCCTTCTGCATAATATCTTCAGCGGACATTTTTTCAAATGCTCCGCGTTGTTGGTGATACCTATAAAGAACCTGAGATAGTTCTCCGTTAGGATAAAACATTCCATAGACTTCTGAATACTTGTTCATAACAGAAGGGTCTTTTTTAATCAAGTTGTATGTAGGCAAGTTGGTAGGTTCAAAGCCTGTGGTTGTCTTAATGATTGCAAAGAGTTGCTCAGGACCGTAGGTGTCCATAAAGTCAGCGTAAGCCTTGTTTCTATTAGAACCAGCAGCCTTTTCAAGATTCTTGAAGTCAGCCCATAATGATGTGGCTAGAACTGTATCTCCATCTTTGCTCTTTGCTAATTCTTCAAAACGAAGTGAAAAAGGAATTGGAGCGAAGGCTCCAGTTACGCCACGCCATATTGTAAACCATTTAGAAAGTTTGGTTGTATCAGAAGCAAGTCTTACTTGATCTTCTGGGATGTCAAGATTATAATCTCCGCTATTAGCCAAGTAAGTCATGGTCGCTGGAAAGGCAGAAGCAAATGCATATTCTTGATTTGCTATACCACCAAATATACGCATCCAGTTACTGCTTAAAAATGCTGTCTCAAGCAAACCATTGTTTTTAATATCTGGAGTTCCATAAGGAAATGCTATGCGATAAACTTCTTCTTCAAGACCAATGGGTAAATATTTCATTGGGTTTGCATCTAAAGAGTCTAGGACTGCAGCAGTGATGCTTACGCCTGGACCAAAACCAGGGATAACGCTACCTCCACCAAGAGCGAAGTTAAACGATTGTGGTGTCGCAGACGCAGCGTATGGACCTTCAAAGCCTACACGGCCACCAGTAGTGGCACGTGAAAGAAGGTTTATTCCTGCTCCAGCAAGTGGAACAAAGAACTTGCGCTCTTCAGTATTTGGGTCCTTAAAAAAGAATCCTTGAGATGGGTCGTAATAGTCTTTAGCATCTGTTAATTCATAGAGAACTGAAGATGCTGATGACTCGGCAAAGTTAATTGCTTTAGAAACTTTGTAAACCTGTAGTGGATTTTCCATAGCAAGATTGCCCCAGGCACGAATTGTATTCTCCCATGCTTGAGCAAATGGGGCTACAATGCGTAACTGATGGAATAATAATCTACGTTTTCCAGCGTTATAGAAAAGATTTGCAACCTTCTTGTTGGCAACAGTAGAGGCATACTTATGTGCTTCATCTAGGGTTACATTTCCCTTACCTTCTGCGAACTTTAGGCTTTCCCAAATAGGGTGTTTACGCCCAATGCTTTCGCCAGTAACAGGGTTACGCAAAGGTCCAAGAGAATTCTCTGCTGTCTTGCTCAACTGAACAAGCGCATCTTCGTCTAAAGAGCCAATTATATTTTTAACAGCATCCCAGTATGACTGGCGCCATTCAGGACCCATTGTGGTAATTTTTTCAAACTTTGTAGATATCTGAAAGAACTTATTTATATCTTCAGTTAAACGGCCCTTTTCGCCAACTTTTAATCTAGCAACAGATGGGTTGGGAACTGTGAGTCTAATATTATCCCAGTTACCAGTTCCATCAAATGCTTCTTCTAGTTCTTTGGCAAATAGTTTATTTGCATCGTCTAGGCTCTTGCGTCCTTTTGACACTTGAGCAGAATTTTCAATAGCGTTGTTTGCCATTTCTTTTCCGCCAGGAATTCTTAATGTTTTCTTGCCTACTGTTACTTCGCCTTCTGCAAGCAATTTCTTAATAATGCTAGATGACTTTCCACCTGCACCAGCAAGTTCTTCAATACGAGCAAGAACTGATACGGCTTCGCCTTTACTATTCACACCAGTAAATAGGTAATCAAGCAATCCTTCTTTTGAAAAGAGCATGTCTTTTGCTGGTCCTTCTTTGCTACCAGCAAAACGTTCTAAAGTCTTACGTCCGCCACCTTTAAGGAAGTAGTTGACAGTTTTAAGTTGGGCTTCTTTGGTAGGGCCAGTTGCCAATACTTTTTGAACAAAGTCAGAGTTATGCAAAATTCTCATTTGGCTTGCAAAGCCATCCCACCATAGTGGGTGTCCATAAACTTCCTTAGTATATCCAAGAGTTTTAATAATCTTATTCAACTCTCCATCGCCAGAGGCGCCATAGAAAGCATCTCCCATAAATTCAACATATGAGTTGATCAAATCCATAGCATCTGTCTCAGCAGATAGTTCATCTGCTTTATTGGCCATCTTAAATGATGAATCAAATACATCGTTTCGGACAGTGTCAAATTTGTTTAATAGACGTTGCCATCCAGCGCCATCTTCTTTACCAAAAGCCATAGCCATAGCAGTAAAAGGATGGTTAAAAAATGAAATGTGGCCAGATGCAAACACACGGATTTGCTCTTCTGCGATGTTACGAGTGATGTATGCTGGACGAACCATAACAGATTTCTTCCACCAGCCTGTGGCATTTGTGGCATAGTCAGTTATAGCACCCGTTGCATTTTTAAACTTTGATACTTCTCTAAGGAATTGTTGGACTTCCTCACCAGATGGAATCCATACAAAAGAGTTTAGCAATTCAGAGTCTAAGTGAGAACTGTGGACCTTGATAAGTTTACCACCCGATACCATAAATTCAATATCTGTTCCAGTGGCGTGTTGTTGTGCCCAGAAAGCCGCTGTATTTTTGCGCTCAGTTTCAAACACTCTTGTTGCTTTTTTGAGTTCTGCTAGTTGCTCTTTAGTATAATTTGCTTTTTTAGCATAGGCTTCAAATACTTTATCATATAACTTTCCTGAAGCAGCATAGCCTGCTTTTACAGCATCATCTGAAAGTGCAATCTCATCAAGTAAACCTTTTATTGTAGCATTGTCTAAATCGAGAGAACGCGCAACATTGTTTACAGTTTCAACAAGTTTATCAGTATCATTTATATGAACTAAAGTTCCATTAGCATCTGGAGCATAAGCATTATATTTATTAGCAGTCCAGTTGTATAGTTCGTTTGCATCATCAAGAACTTGTCTTACATAAGGATTTCTAGTAATAGCACTGGCTACTGCGCCAGTTGCTGAAGACATAATTCTTGGTGTTTTACCTTTTACAAGTGAGGACAGGGCTCTTGTTGTTTTGTTGCCCATTTCTAAAGAGCGTTGAACAACTTCTCCGCTAGCAATATATGGAGCAATGGCAGAAAGAACTTCTTCTCTGGTTGTAGCCCTGGATAGTGCTACGGCCTCTTTGACTGTTAAGTTACCCTTAGCAAGTTTTTGAATCTGTTGCCAATCATCAATATCAGCAATCGTATCAATGATATGCTCGCCACTAGCACCTGACAAAAATGTAGCAATTCCATCATAATCGATGTTTACATTCTTAAATTCATCTTCAAGTCTTAATTGCTTCTTATAATTATTTAAATAAGCAGTTGTCTTTTTGTCTTTGGTTGTTACGCCTGCGCCATGAACCGCTTTTAAAGACTTTTCAGTTCTAGCAATTGCTTCGTCAAGTTGGGCTTTAAGTAGAGATGCTTCCTTTGCTGCTTTAGCAGCACTAAAGCCTCTTCCACCTTCGGCTGCCATACGGGCTAGTCTTTCGGCTTCTCTTAGTTTGCCTACCGCAAGGAATGGGTCAAGAGCAATGCTTACGCCTATGTCACCAATAGCAGTAATAAATCGCGCTGTTGTTCCCTCGGCATCGCCAAGTGGCTTTGTAATTACAGTGGCTAAAGGATCAAAAATAGAATATGGACGATAGTATGTCTTGCCATTTACTTGGAAAGACTGCTTAGCAACCTTCATCTGTTCTTGACGCGCTTTAAATCCAGCACCGATTTCTTCAGATGGGAAGAATCCAGCACCTAAATCTATTTTGCCTTCTTCGATTAGTTGCTTTGTTGCTTGAAATAATGTTGATTGTCCAGGTGTTTTTTCAGCAATATTTTTACCGAAAGCAAAAGCACTTTCGTCTATTTCTTCTCCTGCACGCTTTGCTCTAACATCAGCAATTGCTTGACGCATTGGAGCGCCAGCAATTTCTAAACCTGTTGATCCAACCATTGTAACTGCACGTGATATACCTTTAACGCCAGTCCACGCTTTACCATACCAGGTATTATTAAAGCGTTCAGTAGACAGTCTATTAGATTCTTTTTTAGTATCTAACTCGCGTTGAATTTTTGTTTGCTTATCAAGTTCCATTAAGTTATTGACTAAAGCATTATTAGGCATCGCGCCAGCCTTTGCAAGGCCAGTAATAAGACCAGCAGAAGCAGTTGGGTTGCTCTTTAGAAGGGCACGAAGTTTTTCACCTTGTGGACCTGTAACTAATTCGGCAGCCTTAAGCGTATCCGAATAGTCTGCTTGTTCTTGGGTTAGTTGTCTCTCTTCAACCCCAATGAGAATAGGTAAACCGTTGGCATCTTTACCAACTTTTGGTAGACTCATATTCGCCCTTGGTTGGCGGAAACTTCAAGTATATATCTTAAATCTTGATTTGTTGGGTCCATCATATACATAGCCTGAACCATTTGAATTGATTGCTCTGGCTGAGGAACTGACATAGCAGGCATTGGGATTGCATCTGGACCTATTGGTGAACCAAAAGGAAGACCATCAGTTGGGTCTCCTTCTGGATTTAAATCATTTAAACTTTGCACTGGTGGAAGTTGTGGCGCAGTCCGTGTTGAACTTGCAACACCCGCTACTGGGTCTCCTGCTAATGCTGCTGATTTCGCAGTATTAAAAGTTGATACTCCTTGGCCCTGAGGTAGTCCAGGCACATACATTGCTTTCTGAGTATCTGTTGCCATTTGACCATTGCTTCCATTTTGAGAAATATTCATTGGGTTATATTGAGGACCGCCATTAGGACCGCCGCTCTTGCCTTTAACTCCAGCCACGATTCCTCCTACTTAATATGTCTAGGTTGTATTTTAGATAGATAAGGTCCCGCTGTAAATGCTGTAAGTTTGCTTGCGATTTCCATTGCTTCATAAGCATCAGCGCCAGCATGTAATGCACCAAGTGCATATGCTGCTCCAGAACCTGCCGCATAGACTCCATGTTCAGTTTTAGATACTGAGCATTCTTGATCTATGTCAAATATTTCACCTCCGACTGCAATAATAAACTGGAACCTAAGTTCTTTATTATCTTCATCAAAGTTATATCCATTATCGGATAAACATTTACGTAGCGAAGGCATAGCCTTTGCAATCATAAAATGATATAAATCTTTTTTATCTGCTTTAGTTGGAACTGGTGGTTCCCATATATGCTGTGCTACATCGCAAGGAAGAACTTCTCCTGAACCAGCAACTAGATATGGACCACGTTCTGCAATTTTCTGAATGTTAGGATGTGAATATACAAATCCACTGCTGTCAGTAGTTTGACTGTCGGCAACAATAATTGCAGCGTCTTTATGCTCTATACCAATAATCGTTGTCATTGTCCCCTACTTAGTTATCTGTTTCTATTGACCGTTCTGGCACTTGAACTTGCTTCGCCGCTACCTGACATAGATGCGAATAAACTTTGGATTGTTGGTGAGGCACCTTGTGGCGCTCCTTGCGGTGCACCTTCTGGGCCGCCTTGCATTGCTGCTTCTGGAGGAATAGAGCCTCCTACTGGAGCACCAGCGGGAACAGGGGACGTTTGCTCAACCGAAGGAGTGGCCCCAGCAGGAGGAACCTGTGGCGCGAATATGTCCCCAATGGCATCTTCAACAGTTTTGCCACCTTGACGCGCCTTGATAACCTCCGCAACCTTACGAATGATATCACTTGGGTCTCCCCCTTGTGATGCCATCTGTGGGATTGCTTGGGTATATGCTTGAAGTGAAGCAATAAGCGCATTACGCATATCTTCAACTTCAATCTTTTCTTGTTCTTGAGTAACATTCACATTGAATGGTAACTCACGCATAGCCATATCCTTAGATATTAACTTGCCACCTAATGCTTGTAGCATGAAGATAAGTCCCTGTGCTGGGTTAAGACCAGCCAGCATACCATAGCGGACATCTGCAGAGTAGTCTCCGTTGATATCCTTGCTTGGTGTGTATGTAATTACGTATGGTGAACCAGCATCTACACCGCGAATTGTCTTCTCAAAATTGAAGTAGGTTTCATCTACCTCAAAGCATAGAGCGATTACATCGCGTAGTGCTGCAGCAAAGATGGCTTGAGATGATTTAACTTGAGTATCAAATGCTCCCATGAGAGCCTGCACACCTTGCCCAGTAACAACAGATGCGTTGATGTTTCCAGTTCGTCCCTCTGGATAACGTGCTCCAACGCGGAGTTCTTGATTAAGTAAATTCTGTTCAGTAAATGCGCCTGCTGGGATATTCAAGTCTACGCGACGAACACCAGCGGGGTTTGCTGTGCGGATAACCGCATCTCCACCAAGTTGTAGTTCTTGAACATCTTGTGGTAGAACTATAGGAGACTGAACTGACTTTTCAGCGGCTTCCATAGCAAGCATAGCAAAACGATTGCGAAGTAGTTGGATTCCAAGAACATCGTCAAACTGTCCACGCATCTCAGCGTCAATAGAAGGACGCTTAGCAATAACTACCATCATCTTACCAAGAGGATTCTTAGCCTGAGATAGGACTAAGTTCTGGCGTGATGGAACATAGACTACTGATTGCTCTTTGTCATAGTAGCGAAAGATATCAATCTGAGTATTTAGATCCTGGTCAAAACCCTCTGGGCCTAGTAGTTGCCCTCTGTATTCAGGAAATTGTGATACAAGTTCCCCAAGAGTCATGATGTAACGCTTAGCGTATGCTACACAGCGACCATAGCGGTCAAACTCTGGATATGCCTGGCGTGGGTTCTCAATACGAATACGAGGTAGGCCTGACGGCTCATCGATTTCGATAATAAATGGAACAAAGCCGTATGTGATGTAGTAATCTGCACCAGTATACATGTGAACTGATAGATCAGAGTTTACAAAGTAGTTAGAGGCAATACGTGTGCGCTTGTCGGCAAACTTGCGAGCCTTATCGTTGACCGCATTTGCTGCAGAACAGTTTACTGTTGGCAGTGGGGCCATTACTTCAGATAGATCTCGGGCTACTACATCGATAAAGTTGGCTACTACGTTGGCATCTACACCATCTGGAAAGAAGTCTGGGTATACGTCTGCAATTTTACCTTGGCGGACAGCAAGAACATCGCCTGCTTTAGCGTCTCTTTCGGAAGAACGGTAGCGCAGGGAATCAACCCGTGCTGCTACTTGCTCAATTGTTAATGCCATTGTTTTCCTATCCGTAGGTTTCTACCCATTGCTCTGCAAAGGCTTCATCTAGTTGTATAGAACCACGTTGCGCCTTCTGTGCGCGGGTAGCCCATCTATTATTTTGATATTGACTTACTCTTGAATTTTGTTGCATAAGTTCTCTTATGCGAATGATAGCAAACCACAAGGCCATAACTGTATCTGTTGGGTTTCTGGTATCTGGCTTCCAAGTGATAAGTTGCTGGACTAAGGTCTTGAGACCCTCAGAACCTTCATTGCTTGGAAGTTCGATTATATTGTTATCTTGAAAGCGACCATCTCTGATTGTTCCAAATAACGAAGCCATCGAGGCTACACCAAAAGATGTATCCCATTTGTTCTTGCCTGTGAAGTGTGATTCAAGGCGTGTGCCATACTGGGCTAACCAGTTACGCAAGTCCTCATCTAAGGCGTAAGCCTTCTGATGGGCGTTAATTTCAATACGTAGTTCTTGTGGGCGATACTTGTCAACCCATTCTTCAATCAATGCTCTAATCTTCATTGGATTAGGCTCTGTCATATTGACAGCATCTAATACATAGATCTTACTATCAGCACGGTTATACGATAAGATTACCGCACCCGTGTTTCCAGTCATCGCTGGGTCGAGACCCATAACTGTGTATGCAGACTCAACGTGTTTTGGATGTCCTGGGACCCCAGGTTTGAGAGGCCCTCTTTTTCGCATTCCATTAACGGAACCTGCGATAGCGGCTGGGGCGAAGATTGAATCTTCTTGAACGTCTTCCTGTTGGTAGACCATAGCCCAGACCGACGGAGCAACTTCAGACCTTCTGATAAAGAGTGAGGGTCCATCCCACTTTGTGTATAAGCCGTTTTCATCTGGTTGATCTACGTCTCCCTCGGGCCTGTCAGTTTTTGGCCATAGGGCTTTCCAGTTTTCAGGCTTCTCGTCAAATTCTAATACTGCTGGTTGGCTGAAGTAGGTAAAGGGGCTTTTGCCACCTGTCCATTGTGAGCCATCTCTAATCATCTTATAGAGGTCAATAGGCGCGACACGGGTTCCTACAATAAGTAGTTTTCCGTGCCGCCCTAGGCGCGTGATAACTTCCTTTTGAAGCCATTCAATTTGCTTCTCCCACTCGTGGGCATTTGAGTTCATCACAACGTCATCTAGGATTATCAAATCTGCACGTGCGCCATAGATTTGAGATCCGAATCCGAGTGCCTGGACCGTTGGGTCCTTTTCTCCAGAGTCGCGTCCCGTGCCTAGATAAATCATGTCTGCTGACCATTGGGTCGCATCTTGCTTATAGCCACCAGAGGGGCCGAAGGCCACCTGTAGTTTGGTAAATGCTGGGTGGCTTAGTCTTGTCTTAATCGCTCCAAGAAATTTACGTGCCATGCCTTGAGTCTTAGATACAATAATGACCCGAGCATTAGGGTTAGTAACAATTTTGTAGGTGACGTAGTTCGTCGTGATGACCGTTGACTTGGCGTGTTCTGGGGGAACGTTGATGAGGACACGATTTAGGGCTCCCTGTTCATAAGTCATGGAGGGGTGAATCCACCGAGGCTCACGACCTTCAATCAGGTCTAGCCAGTCAAGGTGATGATCAAAAAGTTTGGTATCTAGGAACTGCTCACAGAAGTCGGGGTAGGAGATGTCCTTTAACTCGGCTAGATCCTGTTGGATTCCTTTGCCTGCAAGGCGGGCTTTCTCTGCTGACTCCTTGAAGTCGGGGTCTTGGAAGCACCACTGACGGTAGGATGACTCTGTTCGGCCTACATTCTCCATAGCCAGTTTAATGGATGAGCCCTGCTCAAGGAGGGCGAGAACCTTCTTTTGGGAGTCTTCTTTGGATAGGTTCTTGCTTGCCAATGTATGCCCCTAATAACGAATATAACGGTCCCTGTTAACGGGCATAGATATCCCATTATATATATTATATATATAATTATATATTATATAGGAGACTGCGTAGCCTTAAGCGGAGCAGGCTCCGTATATGTATTTCTATACATATAAGATAACCTGTTCAAATACGAAAACCGAACGGTTTTCTGAGATATATTTAAAAAATCGGGTATAATTGATGCTTTTTTATACAATATGGGGGGCTATTGTCTATATAACAGAAAGTTTTTGGGTGAGACATAAATATACTTGGGGGCCCCAATTCAATAACCCTACCGCCAAATGAATCTGTCCTATGAAATATCTAGGCAAGCATTACCAATTCCAATTCATAGACCTATTGCCTATCGGCAATCGGGTTTTAATCTCATAATTATTAAATCGTTTTAACAATTCAACCTATCTGTCGGCAGGCAACTATCCCCCATGAAGTAATTGAATATCGCTATGAATTCGACCCGTGAATTTCGACTCGTGAAATTATGGGTTTTTGCAGCTTCTTTTTGCCAGGAGTGAAGCCAGGCAGACCCGACTCCTGGCGATTATTGGTGATCCAAAAGGGGGAAACCCCCAAGATCACGAGAATTCCCCAAAACCCCCCCAAAACCCGTTCAAAAAAAATACGGCTTATGCCTTAACTAGTGGTGAATTAGGTCGGGTTTTCTGTTATCCTTAAGGCAGTGGGTTAGACCTAACTCGCTTGGTGTATGAAATTCATACACTTACCCAAAACAAGGAGTAAAAGAAATGACAGCAAAAACAGTAATGACAGTAAAACCA